CATCATATTATTATTACTTTAAAATAAAAATAAATAAATATAAATATGAAATATAAATATGAAATATAAATATGAAATATATGCATACTCTCAAAATTCCAGTCGTTTATCAATTAGACTATGTCATGATACGAACCAGCAGAAAACAAGCTGGCATTCTCTTCATCACGTTTTCTTTTGAGGTTTATTATTCTTTGCATGCTGCTTGGACATCTGACAAAGAAGCGATAAAAGTCTATTCCAAAAACACTTGAATATTCATCTATAAAATTGTCAAAGTACTTGTTTGTAACTGCTGAATCGTTGGACATGCCTGGTCTGAATGGTTCTTGAATATAATCAAGCCAAGAAAAATCTACAAGCGGTGATGATTCATTCAGATCTATAATAAATCTTTCCATAATAGAGTCATCATTATCATCAAACTCTATAATATCTCCTGAGCTCTCCGATCCGCAGTCCTCTACACCAAACAATGCTTTCATCTCCAACAGCTCTTTATCATCAGCAATTGTTAAAGCAAATTCTGATCCCCACTCATCCAGTCTTCTCTCCTCCTCTGATGTGGTCTCAAGCGTGTCAGACTGTAAATCTAGTAATGCATCTAGATTTGGCAATTTATTCATACCAATGAGTCGTCTTCTGATTGTGTCGCAAGACCATTGCTCGAACTCTGCATCTAGTTTTATCTTATCCTCTATTTTTATTACTTCAAGTGGACTGCTTCGTAGCCATGATGATAAATATTCATCAAAACCCTCACATTCAGAGCTATGTGTGTCGTTACTGCCTATGTCTCTTGTGTTTATTTTATATGACAATATTGTGTATTTTCTTCCTTGATCTTCATTTATTATTCTCAATGCGTCATAGCTAGTTATTTCCAATCTCATGCTGTCTGTAGTTAATGCTGTCAAGGGTTTCATTTCTTGAAAAACAAATTTGACAGTTCTAGATCCCTTGTTTCTTACAATTTTCCTCGTTGTAAAATCCCAGTAGCTATTTCTAAAATTATCTGGCTTGTGCAAAACATTCCAATTTAGTTCTTTTATGAAATCCCACAGAGTGTGGCTTAAGTGTTTTAGCTCTGACTCTGATTTGCACACTATTTTCTGTACAGTATCATTTAAAGAGTGCACTTCCACCTGACAGCCTTCCATTGTGCCTGTATAAATGCTTGGTCCAACATAAACGCCGCCTATAAGTTTCTGCCTTACTGCAAAATAACCTACAACACCTAACTTAAATCTTTCAATGAGTGATGGTATCAATTTGCTACAAACATTGATATCATCTCTGTATTTTGAATATTTTATTAGTATGCTGAGTGCCACCTGTCCTTGAGTAAGTTCATACATGCTTTGGTTTAGCTGTGCATTGGCAAATGGGTCTGCATTCTTGCTTAATATGTCTTCTATCACTGATATTTTTTCCTCATGCCTTATTGGAGCACGCAAGCACCTCCAGAGCCTTTCAGTTAGTACTTGCATACAGGATCTTGCGTCATCTAGAGTTTCAACCGTTACATAGTTCAGTTTTTGACCCTTCCACTGACAGTTTTCAATCAGTGATCTTACTATGTCTAGTGATGAGCTTGACACATTGCTTGGTGCGTAGGTTCTGACAGTTCTTCTCTTACTCGACACAGACATTATATAATTTCTCAATGACATATGATTGCTAAAGGGCGATTCATTAAGAGTCTCATCTGCACTGTTCCTAAGCCATTTAAACTTTGACTGATAATGCTTCCAGACCATTTCATGAGAGTATCTTGTTCCTTTCACTTCTGGTAAAGAGAACCATTTTCTTTGTACCACCTGAAACAGGCTCACCGATTGTATCATGCTATCAGTTGTAACATCTAGCTTATTTGCCACTGATCTTTTGTAAACATAAGCTCCTAAAGAACTTTTCTTGTAGTGCTTCAATGAGTTAAGCACAGACTCATAGAAATTTGAGAAAGGGAAAAGCCATTTATAATCATCTTCACTTGATTCGGAGAAGCCTTTCTCAATTTGGAATAGTGTTTTGTGTGAGTGATTTGCTCCCATCATCCCTTTTGATTGAAGTATAACTGCATCTTGCAGTACATATACTGAAGCAGCATGAAGCTTTGAATCAGTCTGGAAAGTCATTGATTCTGACAAGGCAGGGTTCGATGCTGACATTCTCAACTTCATTAGCATGTCTTCTGATGTTGACGAGTCTCTGTATAGATTTATTAAATTATTTTCAATGTATTCAGATATTTCTAAATCAATAACTCCTAGTTTCTTCTTAAACTCATAGTACTTTGATGACTGACCAAAAGAGATGTATGTTCTCACAGTTGGTCGACCATCAGCTGTAAATTCAAACTCATCATTTTTATATAAACCTAGATGTATGTCTCTGAATCTGCTATTTTTACAAGCCATGTATGTTGACATATCATGACCAAACATGCCACAGCAGAGTGGATGCTCTATCAAAAAGAATCCTATGGATGGATGAGGGCTTCTCAATAAGCATTCCATGAATCTTGGCCACAATTTGTTGTTTCTCAGACCAAGAGTCTTGTAATGGGCTGACATTTGTGAGTATTGGGCAACTTGACAAAGCATAACACTTCCACCATGCTCAAATAAGTTATTTCTTAAATTAGCAAATGTGTTGAACCTGTCATCCATTTTTGATGTTGGATGTGTCTTCACTGCTGCAACAACAAACTTTATTGATGGCGTTAGCAGCGTGTTCTTGTAATACCACAGAGAGTTGAATTCTTCTAGATTTGAGTGTGATGATGTTGAGCTTTTTTCAGCACTCTGTTTACAGCAAAAAAGTGGATATAGTGATCCCTTCATTTCAGTGAATACAGATAGAATAATTTGCAGAGATTTTGTTGTTATTGATAATTTTGAGTCTTCAAACTTTGAGTCTTTATTACATATTGCTGTGATTATACACGATGAGTCATCAGATGATACTTTGGTTGTTGAGATTATTTTTACATCATGTTTTAGAAGTCCAAAATTGCTAGATATCATACTTTTAGCCATTGGTATAGAAGATCGTTCCCAAGTGTACATGAATGCGGAGTGCAGCAGGCTCGAAGTGTAATGAAGTATTCCTTGCATCATGTTGGATCTATTCTTAAGCATTCTACTTCTCGGATTGAGTAAGTCATTTTGATCGCTTAACCCTAAATATTGCTGTTTTAACTCATTCATCCCTGTGTCAAAGCCAGCTTCTTCTGGATGAAGATCATAAAGTTCTAACAGTTGATGGGGCAGTTCAAGTTTTTTATTTGTGACCATATTCAACACTGACAAGCAAGGTTCAAGAAGCTCTGATGGCAAAATCCTTGATAACAAACAGCCAAAAACTGGCATTATGAATCTCTGCGCCCAAGTGGTTGCATCATCAGAGTTGATCACTGTTGCAGAAATTTTGCTTTGCTTCATGTGTGACATTACCTCAGAGAAATGCTTATCAGTTCTTGCTAACTTTTTATCTCCTTTTGTAAGCATCTCATTGTCCAGATCATCACATATTGTTCTGCTAATTGTTTCAATGAAGTGTATTATGATTCGACATCTAAACTCTAGCACAAAAATTTCTCTCACTCCTCCTATCTGAAGTTTTTTAAATAAGTTACTAACTATTCCACCATACTCTTTAATAACCTCCTCCCCAAGTGTTCCAACTTGCTTCATAATTCTAAAATCCTTATCATCTTCCATCAATTTTATGCTAGCTTCTAAACAAGTCATTCGCTCATTTTCTTTTGAATCGCGAACATGCTCATCTCTGCTTAGCTCTCCAGTTGCAGACTTTTTCATTGTAGCCAGTTTATTGATAGTTCTCCCTAGTAGCCTCTCTGTGCTCTTTTGCAGTATCCAACTTTTGGGATCTGGATGATTTTTTGATAGCTTGTCAATGAGCACATCACCCATATGGCAGACAAATTTTGAGCTAAATTCGTGGCTTTCAAGGCTCTCCGGAAGACTGTCTGAATAGCCCATGAATTCAGGCCTAGCTGTTCTCATTTTTAACTCTTCAGAAACAACCTTTTGAAATATCTTCAAAAAGCCGTGCATCTCTTTTGAATCTTCTTTATTGTGAAGTACACAAAAGTAAGATAGATTTAATGCTATTTCAAATTTCTTTACTGGCTTGCCTGTTATCCATGATATCAAGTTGCAATCTTTGTCCAGTGTTTTGTCAAACTCACCAATGTCAAAAGCACATTTTGATGTGTACATATTTCCAGGTTTCATGTTAGTAAATGTTCTAATCACTTGTTTCCTCATCCAGAGACAAAGTCTGCTACGTGAAAAACTGTCCCACTTGTTCAATATTTTTAGTGGGTTAAATGAGAGACCATTGTCCATTGAGCACTCCATATATGCATATCTGATTTGCTGAACATCTCTGCTAGTCTGTTCTTTACCTTCAAGCCAAAATAACAGACTAGTCAGAAAGTGCATTCTACAGTCATCTGATATTTCACTCAATCCTGTGTTTAAATATTCTGAGTGTAAGCTCATCCACATTGATAAAAGAGAACAAGCTTTTTCTCTGATATACAAATAGTGAGTTATAGAATGATGATTGACACTGACAAACTCAGATATGAAGCAATCACCAAAATCGAACATAGTCTTGAATGGTAGATCAAATTTTTCAATCATTGATTTCTTTGGAACCATAACTGAAAAGAATATCTGCGAGTCAGGCTTGGTTGGTTTTATAAGTATGTATGCATCAATCCTAGGAAGGCACTTAAGAATAAATTCACCTGAATTGCAATACTGTTGTCTTGAAACATTAACTTCACTAATTATCATATCTAAGATTTCTAACGAAACTGCTAAGTTGGTTCTGTTGAACTCATTGACAAAGTTTTTCACATCATCGCTAAATTTGTTGTAGGCTGATGTTTGAGAGACAATTTCCATAGCTCTGTCATAAAGCAATGATTCACACTCAAACAGACAATCAAATTCATTTGATCCATTGTTTGCGGACTCCAATTTAAACTTTCTTATGAATTTGTCAATGTCAGCTGTGTCTGTACTAGAGTTGAAGCCCTTGCGTTTTTGTTGAATTATAGAATTTACTATAGTATCATTTTTGTATTTCCTAGACTCGATGCCAACTGAGGCCAATTTGCACTTATCATCTGAAGAGATTTTAGGTCTAATTCTGAAATTCCTTCTTCTTCTTGATTTATCATCTGTCTTCTCTGAAACCCCATCCTCATTTACAAAGCTAGATGACTCCGAGTAAATTTTGTCTGTGTTTAGCATTATGTATTCTATGCAGGATATCCAAAGTCTGGAGTGTGCTCTAGTTGGATTTATGAACACTTCTCTGAGTCTAAGCATTCTATCAGATATGGGAACATCACTTTTTACAACTTTGGCAACAAACAATGGCAGCTGTATCGCAGCTTTCGCATCTGAGCGATCTGTATTAAAATGATCATCATGATCCGCCCAGTACTTCCTTGTTTGCTTGAGACACAACTCATCATACTCAGCAATCATGGTTTTTGGGTCTCTGCACTTCTTTATTTTACTAATTACACTGTCATATGATTTCTTAGTCTCGACCATCATTGCAGATTTGGAAGAGATCTGACAATCACTCCTTGATTGTTTATTCCAATGATCTAGCATCTCTTTTGTAATAATTGCAGGATCTGGCGATGATTCTGGTATTTGCAATTTCTTTATATTCGATAGCATTTGCTTCTGATCTTCAGAAAACCCATCATCTAGATCATATGTCCAACCACTCTGCGTACATAATGATTTAATATCACTACACCAAGAGTAAACATCTGGAAGCTTGTCAACATTATCGTTAATAACATTGTGAAGAACTTTATCACGACTGACTATTACATACTCAAACTGCAGCTCCATAGACACAGCTTTTGCACGCCTCACACATTCGTGCTTATATAAATCCTGAATTTCTCTTAGCCTACTCTGCATCTGATCCATATAATAACAGGTTTTAAGTTCAAGAACTCTTACTATGTTTTTGTCCTTATCTACATGTACCATGTCTGGTGTTAAATAATCGCTAGAATCATTCATTCTCGATATCTCTGATAATCTTTGATCAGTTGAAAAAGACTGAGGGAAGAGAGCTTTAAAAACAGTTTCGTGTGGCATTCTGCTAAAGTCTGAATCATTGAATGTGTATAGTCTATCATCTTTTGGGTCTTTTAAGTGAAAATATCTTTCCATGAAGCTAGGGTTAATCATGTTGACATCCTCAAACTTTATGTGAACATATCCAGAACTCAGTGTGAATGATACTGCTTTGTCCATTTGATATAATAAGAT